GCGGCCCGTTGTCCATGAGTCTTAAAACTTTCGCGTTCCCGCTAGTGCCCGATTTGAACACCAACGATGAATCACTAGAAAGCGGGTATTCTCTCGAAAAATTATTCTGATAACCGGTACGAGAAGCTACGATTTTTTCTTCGTTTTCTGTTTCTGTCAAAACCAAACGCTGTTGATAAATCGCAACCGCGCGACCATTGGCATCGATCGGTGTCGAGGCAGGATTACTAGAAATCGGAATGAAATTTAAAATTGGCGGTGAATGTGAATAGTCTGCGTCTTGCCCGAAGTCATTCCAGTCGATCACATAATCCGCACCAACAAGATGCGCAGGACCGTTGGATCCAATATATCCGAAAGCGTTTCCGTTTAATGGGCGACGATAAACTCGCAGCTCTGTGACCTTGTTCCCTGTGGGTCCAAGATTGATCGTAAAACCATTCGATTGACCAGTCGCCACTGGAAGAAGCAATCCACCAATGACACTAAAGGCAGATTCTTCACCGTTACGAACGGAGGTGAGCGCGTATTCAACAGGATAGCCGGCACCGTTCCCGATCACGCCGCCCGGAAGTGTGGGCGCCGCAGGAATATTAAAATCAGTTTGAAACCTGTGATCGTACGGAGGGACTCCGGGTTCAATTTCCAGAACCATTTTTTTAAGTTTTTTTCCAAAGCGGGAAATGTACATGAACTTTCCGCTGACTGCGAACTGCAGATACGGAAGGTCATCTTCGGTCCAGTCGTGAGCGTCTTCTGAAGAAATCAACGTCGCCAAATTATGAACGCGGACATACTCGTGTCCCCATTCGATTAAATAATTTGTGAACGGCGGGGAGTAGAGAATCGATTTACGTTCTGGATATTTGGTGAGCGCAAAACTTCTAAGACCCATGCGCGAAATAATCCGGCCGGTTTTTCCGATCACGGTATTTCGCAGAGTTTTTAAACCAGTAGAATATTTATCAAGAGTTGTACGGTCGTGTAAGGCGGGATCGATTTCACCGGCCGCGAACGACGCCTGGGGATGATAAGCCATTACGAAAGCCTTGCTTCGACAAACTCTGACATTTCTTCGTCGGTGTCGAAATTAGAATTTTCTAATCGATCGAGTTGTTGGGCTTCCATTTTCGCCAAAACATATCCTTCTAAGATTGCTTTGCGAAGTGGACCTGCACCTTTACCGCTGATGAGCGGAGCCGAAAGCATCGCCAAACGATAAGCGATCGCTAAACCTGCAGGATAAGAAAGCTGGTCAACAGTCACGTCATTTGGAACGATCTCAGCGATCGCAGAATCTTCATTTGTAAAAATAACTTTCTGACCGTTCAGGCGCCCAGTACCAGAATCGATCTTCGTCGAGCGACGATCTTTTCGGACACAAGATTGAATGCGGCGAAAAAAAGCACAATTCACAGGAAATTTATAGGCATAAAACCAAAGAGTATTTGGTCTCGTAGCGATCAATTCTAAAGGTTGAAATTGAGCGGTTGCATCGAGATCGAGATCCTGAAGAACCATATTAAACGCGGTCGGAAAATGCACGTTAAGAACGCGACATTCGGAACTGGTGTCTGTGTCCGGATCGATGATCGTTTTCGTCAGGAGCAAAGCACCGAGCGTTAAATTAAAAATTTCCGCTTTCGATAACATTGCCCCTGCCAATCATCTTAAAGAACTTCCATCCAGTCGCCCATTTGATGTTCACCTTCAATTGTGAACTTGTCACCTGGCTTTTTGCGCTCCTGTTTATAGTACCCGTCACGAGTCGCAACAACATCGATCGGTTTTGACTTAACGACTTTTTTCTCGCCGGCTTCGTCAGTCACGATCGTAGTTTTCGGAACGGCCGCGCCAGTTTGGTCATTCGGCGCACCAGTCATTTGCTGAAGATCGACATCACTGCCGGCTTCTTCTTTAGTGTGCTCGTGGTCGTCAATTTTTCCGCCGCCAACTTGAGAAACGTCACCGTGCTGCGCAGTCGCACCTTCATGACGCTCTTTATAAGCCGCTTCATTTTTCTTTTGGTCCGCTGCTTTAGGGACCGGCATTTGATTCTTTTTTTCCATCTTACACCGCCACTGGAGTTACGTTAGGAAACGATTTATAAACTGGAAGTTCATCGGAAGGTACAATGTAAACATCCAAAGTAACAGTCGTCGCGCCGCCAGTGATGGTGTCGCGGAAACCGATGTACTTTCGAGTCATCGAACCTTGGCGAATTGGAACTTCAATTTCTTTACCTTTGGTCAAGTCCGCCGCCAAAACGGTTGTTGAACCGATCGACTCTACGTTCGTCGTCAAAGCCGCATCGTCAGCTTGAATTGCTTCAAGGACGTGAGTGGAACCGGCACCCGCGGAGATCGTAGGCATAACCATCTCATTGAAAAATCCTCCAAATTGAAAGGTGGTCCCGAAAGACCACCGAAATATTAAACTACTTGCGCTTCCGTATTCAACAAAACATCCGAACGACGAACTGGGCGACCCAGGAACATCAAAGTGCGTTGACCTTGATAGTTGTCGTAAGTGATACCCGCACCGGCTCCGACTTTCGTCAAAGTTTGTTTGTGCAAGAACGCTTCGATTGTTCTGTTCACATACCAGCAACCCGCGCCGTTTTGAGCGGTGTGGATTTTGTAAGCTGCCGTGATGAACAGATCGATAAGATCCGCTGCGCCCACACCAGATTTCAACATAGTCACATCGATATTCGCGATACGAACTGCTTGGCGGTAATCTTTAACAACCAAACCGTGATCGATCTCGAATTGTTCCTCGAAGCCCCAGAAAGTTCCTGGATCACCGTTGGAATCTACACCAGTGATTTGAATCTCTGTGTTGTTCGGTGAACGATCAGTACGTTTCAAACCGCTTTGAGTTCCGACAGGATAAACCCCGAAAACCGAACGCTCACCCCAGTGAACCAACAGAATCGAACAGTTGTTCGACCCGACACCGCCGGCATCAACGATTTGTTGAGACGTTGGTTCGGCCGCACTCAATGTCGAGTAGATGTCGAAAAAGCCGGGAGTTTTTCTGTTCGAGGAAAAAGGAGATCCGTAGATCGTCAAGTTCGCATGTTCAATCGCGTGTGCTTGGATATGACCTTGTGCCTGATTCCAGCGATTGTACGCGATCATATTTTGACCGCCACGAGAAGCGACTTTGGTATCCATTTGAGATTTAGACTCAAAGTGGGCCGCAGAGAACGTGCGTTCTTCTGTTGTGGTTTTAGAAGCTGGAATCGCTTCATTGGCTTTACGGTAATAGACCGCAGGCAAACCGGAACGAATATCCTCGACGTGTCGAGTTCCTTCGTTCATTGGCATGTAAGGGATGTCGTTCAACATCGGATTCTCGAGAACGAGAACCTCGGCCACTTTACCGATCTGTTTATTTTTGCTCTTCGCAACGTCGGCCATCGTGACCAGTTTCAAACCTAATGCAGCCATTTTTTAATTTCCCCCACCTTGTGTATAAAAATCCAAAGCATCATCGTGATCAGCTTTTTCTTCAATGTCACCAGCTTTTCTTTCGCCACCATGCACCAATCGTTCGGTGTCGTAGACGTATTTCGCAAGCTTGGCTATATCCTTCATGACATTAGGAGGCAGCATTGAGCCTTTTTCTGTCAAGACCTTTTTCGTATTCGGGAAGAAATCCTTCAACACTTTCTCGACGTTAGTCAAGTTACGCGCAAAGTTATCTCCGCCGAAGTCTTTATCAGTTCGCAATTCTTTATCCCAGCCGGCGCGAACTTTCGCCTTAGCCTTGTCGATTTCTTTTTTAGTTTCGATCGCTACGTCGTTTTGAAATTTGATTTCGGCTTTTTTGTCCGCAACCAAAGCTTCTGCAGCTTCTTTCGTAAGTTTGTGAGCCTTCGCGAAGTCTTTAATTTTCTTCGCAGCTTCTGCAGGTAAGTCTTTTACTTCGAGTTCAAAACCCAACTCGTTTTTTTCTTCAGGCGGTTTTTCTTCCGGAGGTTTCGCGTCGTCAGGCACTTCTTCTAGAGGTTTGGCTCCGTATCCGGCAACGGGTTCTTTGATTTCCACATCTTCTTCAGACGCTTTTTCTCCTGGCTTTCCAGACTCCTCAGCTTTTTTTCCCGGTTTGTCGGGTGTTTTTGTGATGGGGTATCCGTAGTCATCAAATTCACCCCCGTCCGTTTCATCCGTCTGTGCAGACGCCGGTTCGGCTGGTGGTGTCGCTGGAGTTTTTGTTGGAGTACCGTCGCCGCCGCTTGCTTCGCCATCGCCGTTTACTTCATCACGCTTGATCATGTGTCGATATAAGTTCTTCATATTTTTCCTTCTCGATTTGCGCCAAAAGAGCCCCTGTCACTTCTGGGTTGGCCTGCGCCACCATTTTAAAAATCGAATTTCCAGCTCTTAAGAAACCCAGTTTGTCTCTTAAAAACTCCTCGGGTAATCCCATGGCAGGAAGTTCGCCGACTTCAAGTTCCTTTAAAAGATACCGAACAAAACCCTTACCCGCAGGTGTCCCGAGAACAACAGAAATATCCTTCAGAACACCCGCATATCTGCGCGCTTCCTTGTTGGCTTTCATTTGTTCTAAGGACATCTGAGTTTGTGGATCCATATTAGTTCGTATCTGTCCAAGTGCCTTGAATTGAAATCGGAGCCCATTTATTTGCCGCCGCCGCTCGTAAAATAATCACATTCCCCAGCGTTGCATTCGTAATCGAATCGCCGACCGCATTGGTGCTAACCAAAATCTGATCCGCGGCATTCGCATCGATCACAAAGTTGGAA